CGCCTGACTGGATAAATTCCTCGCTCGGAGCTGACCAAGCAACTTTGATGCGTGGCAGCGCAGTTCCGTCGGCCTGCACCAACTGAGTCGTTCCGTCTGCCGTCAGCGCAAGGTTAGTCGGCGCATCGAGCGTGAACGGATTAGGCAGCGTGGTCGTCGGAGTTGTATCGACCTCGATTTCATCGGATACGTTCCAGTCATAAACCGATGAAGCCGTTTCGCGCAGGGTCATTTCAATACCAAGCTGCGGAGGATTTCCGTCGCTCGCGAAATGCCATTCGATCACCTCGAAAACCTTCGCGCTCCATCCAAACTTGGAGAGCGTTACCATCACGGTATCGCCAGCGCGGACCTGCATCGCATCCAAGCGGAACCGAGCAGTGAACGTGATTTCCTGCCGAGCGCGGAAGAGTTCGATGCGAGCAAGACGCTGCGCTGCGCTGCTACTCGTAGTCATTGGTAGCACCACGTCGCGCCAGTAGCGCACGTTATTGTCCTGCGTGAGATAGGTCGCGGAGGTTTGCGGAGGAAAATCGGTCGGTTGCCACTCGGACTTTTCAGAAACGAAAACGCCCTTCACTGCGTTAACGCGGTCGCGGGCGCTGGTCTTCGTCTGCACGCTGATCGGCCCAGCAAAGTCCGAGTCGTTTAGCGTCACGGTCGGTATGCGATAGCCAGCAGCGTAAGGAATGATTCGACCGCCAGAGTAAGCGATCAGCCCGCCCATCGCGGATAAGAGCTTACCGATGTTTCCATCAGGCGATTCCGAGGTGTAGAGCACACCGTTCGTCTCGTAACGATTCTCGTAAGTAGCAGGAATCGTCACCGGCTTTACCTCGACCTGCTCGTCGCAGATGTTGGCAGCAACGCTGAACGCGGTGTCATCGACTTCCGTCGAGGCAAGGCCGAGTCCGTAGGTTGAGTCGGTAAGGTAGTCGCGTAGGCAGAGCGCGGCGTTGGCCGAGTAAGCGGTTGTGGCGCTCCGCGGGTCGTAAACCTTCTTGCCCTTGACCATCGCGCTGATGTTCGGGATTCCACCCGCCCAAACCTGATCGTTCCAAACCAAGCGAACGTAAATGTAAGCGATGCCTCGCAGGCGATGGTCGTCGGTCCATGCTCCGTTAGTAAGACCAGCGGTCGCCGTTTTGAGATCTGTCTGAACCGTTTGTGTCGAACTGCCGTATTTTTTGTAAATCTCAGCGTATCCAGCAAAACGTCCGATACCAGCCGTGCTGCCTGCGGTGTAGTTAGGGTCTGAAAGCGCAAGTTCGTCGTTGAAATAAATATCACCGATGCCCTCCACCTCGTGACCGGCGAGCGCGATCACCATGTGCAGATACTCGTTCTTCGTTCCAGTCGTCGAGATGTAAACGACTACGCCGGAAGCCTTCGTTTCTCCGTAGATGATTTGCCGCGCCGCAATCGGAGAACGAACCATCTGCGTGCGATTCGCCAGCGATGCGTCGTTGAAGCTAGGCATTTTCGGCGCGAGCAATTTGTTCGCCGCCATGTTTGCCGCTGTTAGCGCAACAAATGCAACGAGGGTAGTCGTCGCTTGAAGCGTTGCCATTGAGACAACGACCACGCCCGCCGCGTTAGCGGTTCCAAATGTGGTCAGCAGCCAGATTGCGATTGTTTCGGCCATGATTAGACACGCCAGCAGTGAGCGGCTTTCTTAAAATCGAACGGTGCAAAAAGCAGTCCGGAGGCTCCCACAAAGGCAGCGTGCGCTCCGATACAAATTCCGATGCTTTCTCCGTTTCCGGTGTCGGCCACAACAAGATCACCGCGCTGATCCTGCACCGATTTTAGGCGCTGCAAACCCATTGGCTCACCGAGTTTCTGGATCACACCACGAACGCCGCCTAAATCGCGTAGAATGCGAGCGGCACCGAGCGCGGTTGAATACTTGCCGCGCAGCTCAACCGCAGGATCGCAGCTGGTGCAAAGGCTTACCCAATCGGCAGCGAACAGGCAGCAGTCATTCCGTCCCCACGCAAAGGGCATGAAACGCCGCTCTTCGATGAACGTCGTGAGTAGCGCAGCCCAGTTGCCATGCCTCGTCATTCGTAATTCTGCGTGCTGGTCTTGTCGCCAGCGTCCCAATTCGTTGCCTGCGTCGCGTTGGGATTTCCCCAATAAATCGCCTTTTCCTGAATGTCGTTGACGAACTCAAGTCCAAGGTCGCCCGAGTAAAGTTGCTGCTGTTCCTCGTCGGTGTATCGCAGTTCTCGCGGACGCTTGAAATCCATCAGCTTCGATTCCGCGCTGACCATGATTTCGGCAGACTGACCGTCGTCCGTTATCTGCATCACGTCCATCCTGCCAGAAAAGATCGTGATCGGAGTCGAGATTAGAGTTCCCGCAGTAGGCGAAAGCGCGCCAAACATGATGGAGCACTCGCGGCCTTGGTAATTTTCAGTCAACGCAACTGCAACGCTGGCGGTAGGAACGCCAGAGAGCTTCATCGCTATGCCTCGTGCCGCTAGATCGGTCGTCTCCTGCACCGGAGAAATTGTTCCGAATGTTCCAAGACCTCGATAGGTAACTGAGTTGTAGGCAAGATCGCCGTAGCCATTCCAAAGATAAACCGGCGACGAAAAATTTAAAGTCGCCATGAGAATCGGCGACAACTGTGCCGTGGTCACCTCCGTGACCATATCGCCCGAAAGAGAACGCCCTGCGGTGGTTATGCTCATGTCGCCACGTCCTCGACGATGCCAAACGAGACGCCGTAAATCTTGGCGTTATCAATCGACCAGTTGGTCAGCGGCTCCGAGAGACGGAAAACGCCCTTTGCGTTGGAATAAGTGATTGCGGTGCCTGCGGCATAACTTGAGCGCAAGACCGGAAAAACTTCAACGCTGCTCGACGAGTTGACTTGCACAACCTTGTAGAGCGAAGTCGAGATTTGCAGCCAATCTCCGACTGCGAATGAGCCCGTTGCGCCAGAGATTCCGAGCGTCGTCGTATTTGCCGTAGCACTTGCAACCGTCAGCGTTCCTGTAACGCCTCCGCGATTCGTTGGGTTGGCGTAGTCTTGAAAATAAAACGTGCCGCGCTGCGCTGCCAGCAGGAAGCCAATGACCGCCTCCGCATCGGCTCGCGTCATCGGAGGGCAATCGACCTGACCAGACCACGCCTGACCGGCCCAGTTGTATTGCTGAATCTGAAACGTGAACGGCGAGACGTTGCGCGAGGTTGCGCTGAAGCCAGAGAGCGAAAGCCGCGAGACTCGGAACGGCGACGGAGGCGTTAGCGGATAGGTAAGAGCCATAATCGTCAGGCGAAGGCTGCGCGGTACGCGCCGCCACGGCGAACCATGTCGGGAATTTCAGATTTGAGGCGGCGACGCTCCATCTCAAGTAGCGAACCAAGTTCGGCGCGACTGACTCCACTTGCGATGTTGTAAGTAATGTTGATGCCGCCGCCACCTGCCTCCATGCCGGAAAGATTGTCGTTGCTCACGATTGAGCCGGACGAGCGAGGAACGAAAAGCTCTGGTCCGCGCTCGCCTACAATGTAAGGACTACCGGAAGCTACCGGACCGCCTTCGGCTCGAAATAGGTTTTTGAAAAAGCTACCGAGGCCCGTTCCCAGTGGAGCCGTAACAGCCTCGCGGAACGCCATGCGGAGAAGGTCTTGAGCGAGGGCGCGGAGAACTTCGGAAAGGCGCTGGCCGGCGAAGATGGCGTCTTCAAGTGACTGCGAGATGATTTCGCCGGACTGCTTGGCAATTTTTTCAATGGTGGTTTCGAGAATTTCGCGCTTCGCTAATTCACGATTGAGCTTTTCGTGCTCTATCACCAGTTGATTCATAGCTTGAATTTGCTCTGCTGTGGCAAATTCAGGAATGAATTCTTCGGGTAGAACTTTTTGAAGTTCTTTGATCCGATTGGTAGTCTGAATGATACTGTTGGTGAGTAAAATCTGCTGCTCTTCAGCAGTCATCTGCTTCGCTTTGAAGTCGGCGAAGGTTTCATCAACTGCGGCGACTGATTTTTGATAATCCTCAAAACTTTTAACTGCAATTTTACGCTGCTCGATTGAAAGTTTTAGAGCTTCTTTTTCCCTCATCTGCTCATTGAGGAATCGCGAAAAAGACGGATCGTCTGCTGCCTCCTGCGCGCTTTCAATGGCATCCGCAAGGCGCATAAAATGCTCGGCTGGTTTTTCCCCAACGGCAGCGAGTTCAATTTGTAAATCTTCTATTTCCTTCGTCAGCTCTCTGATTTTTTCAGCGTCCCTCTCCGTGCGAAATTTATCCGCAATGCTTGCTGACTCTACTTTTGAAACTCCAAAAATAGCATCCTTCAGCCGCAGAAACCCGTCAACCGATAGCATTACGGTAGTCCGTATGCCCTTCATGATGGAATCTAGGAACGCGGTTGCCCGCGTAACTTTGTCTAACTCTTCGGCCGATGCTCCAAATTTCTGTGAGTCTCTCTCGACCTCTCGCAGCGAGTTGGTAAATCCGAGCAGTGCGCGGCGCGCCAGTTGCAGAGTGAGGAATCCTCCAATGGCTGCACCGGCTTTCCCGATGGCTCCTTGCAGTTTGGCAAGCGACTGCTGAACCGACAGGAACGCCTGTCGCGTTTGATCGACTGCTCGTAATGCAATGACGGCTTCAGCCATGAGATCGCTTGATTGAGTTTTTGTGGGCTAGATACGCGAGCCAACCGTCGAGTTCGGATTTCGGCATCTGCAAGACCTCGCTGGCGAATTTGCCGAGTAGCTCCGCAATGGCGTACACGGCGAGGAAGTCGGCAGCTTCCCCGCCGTGGATCAGTTTTTTATCTGATCTGCCTTCGGCGCGTCATCCGAGAGGATCGCGTTGGCGACGCGGGCGATCACATTGGAATCCGCTTTGTTCAGCAGCGTCAGGCGATGGTCGATGTTGAATAGCTTTTCGCCTTTCTCATCGGTTGCCTTCATGATCAGAACATCGACGAGGAGTTCCATGTCGCTCTCGCGGCTCTTTTTGTAGAGCTTGTTCTTTTCCGCGAGCGTTACGGGCGTCGAGTGGATCGTTAGTTTCCACTCGGGAACTTCAATCGCCTTCGTGCCGAGGCTGCTGAAATGGTCTCTTACGAGGTCAATGGCTTCCACGTGTCACCTCAAACGGTTGCGACGGTTAGCGTGCCGTTGCCTTCGATGGTGATGCTGCCTTCAACCATTCCGTCGAAAGCCGCGCTCACGTCGAACTTGGTGACGATGCCGCCGCCCGTGTAGTAGGTAGCAACGGTCGTGGTGCCCTCGGGATAGAGGTTCACGGTTACGCTTGAGCCAACGGTCAGCGCAATTTGACCGGCGTCCTCCAAGTCCCAGTAGAGATCGCCATTTACGCTCCAAGTCTTGAGCGTCGCCTTGCGCGTGCGGAAGGTATCACCAATGACGGTGTCCTCCACGGTGTCGGATGATTGAGCGAGCGCGTAATTGCGAAGCTCGCCGATGGTGGTGCTGGAGAGCTTGATAGTGCCCTCGCGGCCTAGATGAGTAGCCATTTTAATCAGTGGTTAGATAGATCGCTTGAAACGTGTGGCGAGCCACGCCCCATTGGCGTTCCTCGTCGGGTTCAATCACATAATTGACCTTCGTCAAATGGGTATCGCGGCAAACGCCGCCAAGGGTGACATCTGCCAAAACCGCCGCCTCGACCGCTGCACTTCCGGTGTCGAGCAGGTCGTCTAGAATCGTGCTTGCGGTGACCGCCGTAAAGTAATCAACCGAGACCTCTAGCGTCCGGTATTGCACGCGGTTGCTTGGAGCTAGGGAACGCACCTCAATGTCCTCGGTGACGGCGTAAACAGCGCAGGCTGGAAAGCTGACCGACTGAAGAGTGCGGTCGCGCCCGCGCAGCAGATTAGCAGTCGGAACAACAGAGGCTCCGGTGATTGCGCTGCCGATGGCGTTACGGATGTCGGTGCGGGTGCTCATCTCAATAGCTGCCCTTGGCAAGTTTCGTGAAGCCGAGGTTGATCGCCAATTTTTTTTCGGCTAGTTCGATCTTCTTTTCCGTTATTCGGATTCGAAATTTGACTGCCGTATTGATGGCCTTGATCGCCATTGTGTCCCTCATGTTTTTATTTCGAGCGACGAAGAATGGATTTCTGCCAAATGAAAATTCAACGCTGGAATTAGAACCGAGGTACGTTTTTTGCGCGAATTTTTTCGTCTTAACTCCGATAGCGTCAGCCGCCTTGTTCCAGCCGCTCAGAATGAAGCCGACCCTTTCGCTCACGCTCCTAAAGTATTTCCTCATATCGGAACGAAATGCGACGGCTTTCGCCGTGCCTATGACTCGCCCGTTTACGCGCCGAGACTGATGAGTGCTGGCTATTTCTTCTGGCGTGCCAAGCACAGCAAAACCTTGAAACAGCTTGAGGTTCTGGTTTTGCAGTAACGTGCGCAGCTTTTCGGAATCTCTGCGACGGATGTATTTTGCAAGGGAGCCGTAGAATCCTCCCTCTGTTTTGCGCGCTTCGTAGCCTTGATAGTCGAGCGAGACGGCGACTTTGTTGAGGTCATTGCGAATCGTGTTTACACCAGATTGCCGACTCGGCGGCGGTGTATTCCTAACGGCGCTTTGCAGAAGGTAGCGTGCTTCCTCTTTGATGATCGGACCTAGCTCAAGACCGACTTTCTGCGACAGGATGAAGAGCTTGTCGTTCAGCTTGTCGAAGTTGGAGTCGATGGTGAAGCCCTGTCCTGTCGCTCTGCTCATATGACTTTGCAGACATCCATCTCGCAGCCGGTTCCCTCGGCGTCGAACCGCAGCTGCTCCACAAAGTAGGTCACACCGGATCGCACCAGCGTCTGCGTTAGGGTAGGCACGGAAGCCAGCTGCGAAGTCAAAAGAAACACGGTGTATTTCGAGTCCTCGCGCCGCTGATCCTCAAAGGCGTCGAACATATTCCGCGAGATCGCCCAGACTCCGGTGATCGTCGAGCCTCCCATCGCGAACGTGATTCCGGCTTGATCCAAGATGCCGGTGAAATCGGTCGCAAGTTGCGTCGGGTCAAAATCGCGGACTGCCATACGAGAGGGCAAAATGTAAGATTTAAGACGGCGGCGGTGCCTCTGAGATGCGCTCGTCGTAACGGTAAACGTGCAGGATGGCGTCGATGTGAATCTCGCCGGTCGCATCCATCACCAGATGCTTTGCCCACGCCCAATCCTCGCCGTAATTGCTGGATGGAAAGCGAACCCTGCGAGCCATTTCTCCGCGCCACGCGCAAACGTGCCAAGCATTGCGCCGGAACCTAGGCTGCTTGAATGGCTCGTTCGGGTGACGCAAAGAGAAGGAGCATACGGACTCGACGCCGTTGATCACCGCCATCTGATCGAAGGTGATGACGGACGTTTGATCGGTAGCGTGCGCGATAGCTTCTCCAAGTCGTTTCACGTAGTCGAAGGAAACATCATCGTCGTCATCGCAAAAGGCTACAAAGCGCCCGCGTGACATCTGCACCAAGGCGTCGCGCTTTTCGCCTATGCTGCGGCGGCGGTTGTCTAGAAACGTCAGCACCTCGAAATCCTGCGGACGCTCAGTTTCGGCAATCTGCCTTTCCAGCTTTGCAACGAGCGGCTGGAGATGGCTGATAATCCGTTTCGGCGTTGCCGGTATCAGGATTGAGAGGGCTGGCGCATCCATG